ATGTCTAACGAGCTCCTACCACCGCCGCCCGGTGACGAAGAACTGCTGCCCGACTTCGACGATCTCGACGCCGAGATCGCCGCACAGGCAGCGGCCGAGGCCGAGCAGTATCCGCCCAAGGAGGAGCCAGCGCCCCAGGCGCCGGAGATCACCTTCGCCGACGTGGACGAAGTCGTGCACGACAACCTGGAGGAGATCGGCGACGCGCGTCTGGTCGTGAAGCGCTGGCGCAACCAACTCCTGTTCGACAACACTACCGGCGAGGCCTTCCGCTTCAACTGCCAGCGTTGGCTAAGGGACACGAACCGCTGCCATCAGCCGCGCGTTGCCCAGCTCGCCGATCCGTACAAGGCCCGTGCGGCGGATCTGCACCAGCAAGCCCTGTCCAAGGAAGCCGAGTGCCAGCATGGCGGCTGCACGCGCGAGCCGAAATGCTTGGCCTGTCAGGAGGCCGACCGCATCCGCGGCTTCAAGAAGGCCCACGAGAACCGGGCCAAAAACCTCTGTAAGCTCCCGCACATCAACAAGGTCTGGACCCTGGCCACGGCAGGCGAGGACTCCCTGGGCATTTCCGGCGAAGAGTGGGAGCGCCATACGAGCCTGCTCGTCTGCAAGAACTGCGTGGTCGACCTGGAGACTGGCCGCAGCTACCAGGGCCGTCCGGACTGGTACCTCTACAAGGCCAGCCCAGTGGAATACCTCGGGCTCAACGTCGGGTGCGAGTTCTGGGACGACCTGCTCTGGAAGGTCAGCTGCAAGGACCAGGACTGGATCGACTATCTTGGCTTGGTGGCCGGCTACTCGGCCACGGGGCTTAGCAACTACAAGGACTTCTACTGCGCCTACGGGCCGCTGGCCGACAACGCCAAGTCGACGGTCTACGGCGCGATCCGCGCCGCGCTTGGCGACTACTCCGAGACGCTCCCCGTCGAGCTGCTCCTCGACGGCGGCAGAGTCAAGGCCTCCAGCGGCCCCCAGCCCGACATCATGCGCCTGCGCCATTTGCGCATGGCCGTCTTCGACGAGGCCGAGCAGAACCACCATTTCGCCATGTCGGCCATCAAACGCTACTCCGGAGGTGAGGACATGATCAGCGCACGCGGCATGTACGGCAAGGAACAGGTCACCTTCCCGTCCACGGCCAAGCTCCACCTGCACACGAACTTCATCCCCAAGGCCAAGGGCAACGACGAGGGCTTCTACAACAGGCTGAGGGTGATCCCCTTCGAGGCCTGCTTCCTGTTGCCGGGCCGAACTCCTCCGTCCGGAGCCAACCCGGAGCACACCTACCAGGCTCAGCCCGGCGTGGTGAAGCGGGAGCTCGAACGCTGCCGGCCAGGCATCCTGTCCTGGATCGTGCGCAACGCGGTCAAGGTCCACAAGCTCATCGCGGAGGGCAAGGGGCTTCCCCTGCCGGACCGGGTGCGCGAGGCCGTGCGCGAATACCGCAACGAGCAGGACATGACCGGGCGTTTCCTCCGAGAATGTTGCGTGGTCGGCGAGGGCGCGACCCAGATGAAGGACCTCTACGGGGCCTATCGCAAGTGGTGCATCGAGGAGATGCAGCTCACGGACAAGCAGATCCCGACCATGAAGACCCTCGGCATGGACGTGAAGAACCGTCTCAAGCGCGTGCCGCCCAAGAACATCGTCGTCTACGCTGTGACCGTCGCCCCCTGCTGGCTGCTCTCGGAAGATGAGCAGGAGCGTATTTTCTAGATGGAGGATGCCGTGCTTAGACTGTTTATCGAGGGTTCTTCGACGGTAAGGGGGGAAAGGTCTATAAAGGTTTGTCCTGAAAAGGCAGTGGCTTGCCCTCTGCTTTTCACTCTTCTTAGACCTTTTAGACCTTTTTGTATGAAAAGTAAGAAGAATAGAAAAGGTAAGGATAAAGGGCAGTGTATAGAAAAGAATGGAGCAAAATGGTCTAAACCCTCTAACTTGCCGTGTATCCATTTAGAACAGCTTGGAATTTCCATCCTGGAATGGCCTAAGCAACCCTCTAGCCACGGTCTAAGCAACCCTCTCTCGACCATATCGCGGAGATTTCCGCAGGGCGGGAAGGCGGCAGGGGGGAAGCCATGGGCCTAGCGCAGGAATGGCTCGGCCCGGCCGGGTGCCGCGCGGTCGCGGAGCAGCTGCTTAGGGGCGTCGGTGACCCCAGGAGCAGGACGCTCGACAAGCAGTCACGCATCGGCGCGTTCTGCCCGTTTCATGCGGAGAGGACCGAAGGCGGGGCCTTCTTCTACGATTTCGAGGAAGACCATTGCATGTGCCACTCCTGTGGCGAGCATGGCGACCTGCTGCACATCTACAACCGCATCCATGGCCGCGACGGAGACGACAAGGACGGCGTGCGCGAGTTCAAGGAGTGCTACGCCCCGGACGCGGAAAGCCCCCGGCGCGAGCACAGGCGTGAGGCCAAGGCGAGCGCACCGGCAAGACGCGATTACCGGCCGACTGAAAAGGGCGATGTGCCGGACGTCTGGGCCGAACGCGCCAACTCGTTTATCGAGCACAGCCGGGAACGGCTGCGCGAAAGCCCCGAGATATTCGCCGAGCAGCTCGGCCGCTACGGCATCACCGAGGAAGTCGCGGATCTGTCCAGGCTCGGCTGGAACGAGCGCTTCAAGCAGGTTCCGGTCACACGGTGGGGGCTGCCATACGAGGATGACCAGTACCGGCCGGGCAAGGAACGGATGATCCGGCTCTACCATGGGCTGGTGATTCCCTACTACCTCCGGTCCAGGGCGGTGAAGGTCAAGTTTCGTCGGGCCGATCCTGGCGAAGGCGCGCGTTACATGCCTGCTTACGGCGGCATGTCCATCATGTCCGTGTACGGCAACCCGGCCTGGAAGCTGTGGCTGGTCGTGGAGACAGAGCGCGACGGCGTGCTCGGCTGGCAGGCCGGCCGCAAGTTCCAGATTGGCTTCGTGTCCACCTGCTCGGCGAGCTGGCGGCCTGATCCTCGCACGCATGGCATCCTTGGTGAGGCCGAATTCATCGGCAACGCCCTGGACACTGACCAGGCCGGAGCCAAGAACCGCTTCTTCTGGCAGGAAACCTACCCGCAGCAGGTGCGCACACCCGTGCCAGCCAAGTACGGCAAGGACCTGGGTGACCTGGGCAAGGCCGGCGGCGAGCATCTCGTGCGCGAGTTCATCCTCTCGGCCCTGCCGTCGCACGTGCGCCGCCAGGCCCTGCGCAACGCCGGCACATCGGCACCGGTTCAGGTCCCGGCCTCCGCGCCTATCGAAGGCAACCAGCCTGGCCAGGCCGAGCAGGCCAAGCCGGTGGAGCTGCCCGAGAGCGTACACGGCCTCCTGGCCGTGCTTCGCAAGTGTCGCCGCGCTGCAGCCGTGGCCACGGACGAGCGCATCGGCGTGGACGGCTGCGACAGCTGCTCCAAGCGCGCCGTGTGCGAGATCAACTCCGCCGTGTCTCAGGCACTCATGACCGACGACGCCGTCCTCGACTACGTGGCGGCCCAACCTGAGGGGAGGCTGCGCGGATGAGCGACGTCACCGCCCTGGCCAACGCCTTGGCCGTATACAACCACCTGCGTGAGCTGGGCCACAAGGTCAGCCGCGGCACGGTCTACAACCACATCAACAATGGTCTACTCAAGCCCACGGCTCCGGGCGGAGGATGGCTTCCGCGTGCCGTGGAAACCTACGCCAAGGCCAAGTGGCCGCGCGAGGTTAACGCAGCCAAGCCGACCAAGCCGGAGCAAGGTCGTCTCGACGATGCCAGCGTGGCCGAGGAGCGCCAGCGGGCCGAGATCGCGCTCAAGCAGACCCAGAACGAGCGGCAACGCCTCAAGCTCCAGGCCGAGCAGGGCACCCTCATCCCTCGCGACATTGTCGAGCGCGAGTTGGCAATGCGTGGCCAAGCCTTTCGCTTCGGCCTGGAGAACGAGATCCACAAGGCCGCTCCGGAGATCGCCGAATTGTTCGGGGCCGACTCCCGCGTCGCGGCCGAGATCGTGCGCCTCGTGGGCGGCGATGAGGCCAAGGCGGTCGTGCTGTCGGCCTGGGTGCAGAAGCGCGTGCCCGAACTCGTGCACTTCTGGCAACGCAGGGTCGAGGAATTCCTGGCGCCATACGCAAGCGGCGACTGGTGGAACGAGGACATGGCCGCAGCCATGAAGCCCAAGGAGACGAGCGATGCAGGCCCAGACTCTGCCGAGTAGGCCGCCCTTCGAGTTTCTGGCAGGCGAGGTGCAGATCTTCCGGCCTCGCCCGGTAGTCAGCACCTTTGACTGGGCGCGGAACAACCTGCGCATCGTGACCGGTCCGTACAAGGGCCGCCTGTGGCAGCCTGACGTGCTGCCCTACGCCCCGGCAGTCATGGTCGCCTGGGATGCGCCATGGCTGCGCAAGCTGTTCTTTGTCGCGCCTTCCCAGAGCGGCAAAACCACAGTGTTCTATGCCTGCGCCTTCGCCTCGCTCTACCGCAACCCGAGCCCGGTTGCGCTGGTCATGCCTGACCAGGAGGCCGTTGAGCGCGCTTTTGAAAAGAAGCTCGTTAAGCATGTTGAGGCCTCGCCAGCCCTGCGCGGCCGCTTGGGCTCAAGCCGCTACGCCCTGCAGAAGACCGAGATCCGCTTCCGCGACGGCGGCTTCATGCAGGGCCTGTGGGCCGGCAGCGAGTCGCGGATCAGCTCCGAGTCCTACGAGATGCTGCTCGTCGATGAAGAGGACGCCTACAGCGACCGCATCATCGTGGGCACGGCCGAAGAGCGCGTCACGGCCTACACGCACACGCACAAGATTGCCCGCTTCTCCAAGATTCGCGGCGGCGAAAACGAGGGCACCATCGACCGTGACATGCGCGCCCAGGCCCAGGTCCTGCTCCACTTCGAGGCTGTCTGCCCGTCCTGCCTGACGCGTCAGCGCATGGAGTTCGAGCGCATCCGCGTGCCGGAAGGCGAGCGCGATCCGGGCCGCATCCTCGGCGAGAAGCTGGCCTGGTACGAATGCGCCAACGAGGGCTGCCGCTGGAAGTGGTCCGATCACGTCCGCAACAAGGCGCTTGCCTTGGCCCTGGAAAAGAGCCGCCAAGCATATCCCGACCCCTGGAAAGCTCTGGCCAGGGGCGAGCCGTTCCTGGGTTGGGTGCCGGATCGGCCCGTTGACCGGCCCACGTGCGTCGGCTTCAGGCTGAGATCCTGGGAGCTGCCTTTCGTGAGCCTGTCCAAGGTCATGGCCGATTGGTTCGGAGCCCAGGGCGATCCGCGCAAAATGCAGCTGTGGGACAACAACCACGCGGCCAAGCCCTACAAGGCCGTGGTGCAGGAGACGAACGAGGATCGCATCAAGCGCCTCGTTTCGCCCGATGTCGAGCAGCTCACGGCTCCGGCCTGGACCGTGGCCCTGACCCTGTCGACGGACATGCAGATGCGCGATCTGCGCTACTCGGTCGCAGCTCACGGGGTGAACCCGGATCGCCTGGCCATCATCGACTATGGCACAGCGCCGGACTTCGAGGCCCTGCGCCGGCTCGTCTTCGAGTCGAGCTATCGCCTGCAGGGCACGGACACGGATCTGCACATCTGGCGCGCGGCCGTGGACACAGGCGGCACGACCCACGAGGGCGACGACGAAAGCCGCACCATGCAGTGCTACAACTGGTTGCTCGACCAGCGCCACGACGTCATCACCGGCACCAAGGGCATGAGCCGCAAGACGCCGGGCGTGTACATCAAACCGTCGCTCATCGAGGCCACGTCCAGCGGCAAGAAGCTCAAGCACGGCCTGCGCCTGCACCACGTCGATGTCGATGCGTTCAAGGCCATCTGGTTCGATCGCCTGGAGCAGAGCGTCAAGCGGATCGAGGGGGCGCTCACGCAGCCGTTCGAGGACGTGGTCGAGTTCCATGTTGAGACGGACACGGCTTATCTGCGCGAGGTTACGGCCGAGAAGCTCGTGGCCGGCAAGAACGGTAAGCAGGAGTGGAAGAGGTTCAGGGCCAACCACTGGCTCGACTGCGCCGTGCTTCACTTGGCCATGGTGCATTTCCAGTGGGCTCCGAGCCTGCGCGCGCTCGCCTCGCACATCCTGGCCGCGCGCAACCCGGCGCCCAAAGTCGAACGGAAGAAAGAGGCGGTCAACCCGTACACGGGCGGGGTCAACGTATTCGGGGGTGGGAGATGAAAAAGCAGGTGCTGGTTTTGGTGGCCGATGCCAAGGCCAAGGCGGAGGCTGGCGTGGATTATAGTCCAAGACTTGGGGCCCTATGTCCGTTGTGCGGTAACAAGATGCGGATCGGTAATTCGCCAAAGTGGCGCGATGGAGTCAAGGAGCGCTACCACAAGTGCGAAAACACGGCCTGCCTGATTTGTGCCATGGGGCTCTCGGTCAAGAGCGTGCAAGTGGACAACGGAGTGCGGCAGACGCAAGAGGTGGCAAGCGTATGAGGGGAAAGCGCGTTGAAAATAACACAAATCAGCCCATCAAAAAAATATCACTTTGCGTCAAATCCGGCTCAAAAACAGTAAAGCTTGAACTTTATCCAGCCGAACAATGGAGCCCTAGGCCAGGGGCAAGGCCAGGCATGTTTCGTGTAAAGGTGGGTAGGTCATGGGATATGGCTAATGGCAAGTACACGTTCTATTGCATGGGCGCTGTGATGGCTTTAGCTGGACGTATTGTGCAGGAGCTTGGCGAAGGTGAATTGGAAATCAACGAGGGTGAACCGATAGTTCCATCGCAGTTAATGGCTAAACATGCGTTGGTCGAAGCACCAGATCCATTGCACGGCCTGTCATATGCAGTACGGACCATGACGAAGTCTTTCCAGGGAGTCGACGGACAATGGCACGTGTTTATCCTTGGGCAGGATGATCCGGTGCCCGTGTCCTCTCTGACCATTCTGCGAGCATCCACGCGGGTTCCCTAGCCTTGTAGTCTTTATACCCTACGTTGCAAAAACTGATAATTTACCTGAGCAGGTATCGACTCCCTTCCTCGCGCTTGATTTCTCGGAGTATTCTCACGGTGAACATTACGCAAAACGTTCACCGTGGGAGACCTGATGGCCGACCTCTCCAAGCTGCAATCCGACCTCGCCAAATACGAAGCCGCACGGGATGCGATCCTGGGCGGCCAGTCGTACGAGGTCGCCGGCCGCAAATTGACCCGCGCCAACCTGCGCGAAGTCGAGGCGGCCATAGAGCGGCTGGAGCAGCGTATCGAGATCGCCAAGGCCGGCGGCATCAGCTCCGGGTCGGTCGTCTTCGGGGGCTGGCATGGCCGGTAGGCTGTACGATTTCGTCAGCCAAGCCGTGGCGCACGTGCTGGCAGTTGGTTCGCCGACTCGGGCCGCGCATTACCTGCGCGAGCGCCAAGCCCTGCTCGCCTACCAGGCCGCCCAGCGCGACGGACCGGACCGGGGCTGGCGCGGCTCCAAGCGTAGCGGCGACGCCGACCTGTACCGGGACGCGGCTCTCGTCACGGCCCGCGCCCGCGACCTGGCCACGAATAACGGCTACATCAGCGGAGCCATCCGCAAGATCTGCGACAACTGCGTGAGGGGCGGCATAAAGCCGCAGTCGCAGATAAAGCTAGCCGACGGCAAACCCGATGCCATCCTGCGCAAGCTTCTGGAGCGGCGCTTCGCCCGCTGGGCCAGGCGCAAGCACGCCAGTGTCGACGGCCACGACTCGTTCGCGGCCATGCAGCGCCATGTGCTTCGCGCGGTCTGGGTGGACGGCGAGATCCTCGTGCACCGCGTGTGGGTCAACGCCAAGGGCGTGGCCCCGTTCAGGCTGGAGCTGATCGAGTGCGACCAGCTCGACAGCCTGGTGGATGGCAAGCTCTCCAATGGCAACAAGGCCGTGCGCGGCATCGAGTTTGGCCCGGATGGCAGGCCCGTAGCCTACCACATCCTGGAAGAGCACCCGGGCGGACGCATGGCCGGGCTGCCCGGGTCCGTGCGCGTCCCGGCCGCCGATATCATCCACGTTTACGAAAAGGTGCGAGTGTCCCAGACCCGCGCCGTATCCTGGTTCGCGGCCATCGTCATGGAGACCCGCGGTCTGTCCGAGTACCAGGTCTACGAGCGCATCGCCGCCCGCCTGGGCTCGGCATTCGGCCTGTTCTTGACCACACCGCACCCCGAGTTGATGAGCGGACCCATGCCAGGCCTCGACAACAAGACCGGCTACGCGGACGTGCCCGATTACCTGCAGCCCGGACAGATTGTCCGCCTGCCAACGGGAACCAAGATGGAGGTCGCGGCCAATCCGCGCCCGGGCGTCACCTACGAACCCTATGTCAAAGCGTCGCTGAAAGGGATCGCCGCCGGCGTCGGAGTGGCCTACCAATCCCTATCCCAGGACTACGCCGAAACTACCTACAGCGGCGGCCGCTCGGCCGCGCTGGAGGAGCGCCTGACCTACAAGGGCATGCAGCAGTTCCTGGTCGAGAAGCTCCTGGGTCGCGTGTGGGAGTGGTTCCTTGAGGCCGAAGCCCTGGCCGGCGAGATCGCCATGCCCGGCTACTGGGCCGACCCGGAGACATACGCGGAGTCCGTGCAGTGGCAGACGCCAGGCTGGTCCTGGGTCGATCCGGCCAAGGACGCCACGGCCGACGAAAAGAGGTTGGCCATGGGCGTGACCACGCGCCGCCGTATTGCGGCCAACCAGGGCGACGATTTCGACGAGCTGGTGGACGAGCTGGCCGAGGAAGAGGCGACTCTGCGCGCCAAGGGCCTGGAGTCGCACCTCGCGCCTGTCGGCACCGCTCCGGCCGCCGAGCCGGTTAAGGAGGAAGACGATGCTGAAGCCTAAGACGGGCGAGAGCCTGAACGATTTTCTGTCGCGCTGCCACAAGGCCGGCGTGTCCATGGCCGAAGGCGTGGCCAGTTGGAATCAGGCCAACGGCCTGAACCTCTCGGACGTCTCTTCCATCGGGCTGATCGTGCCCGTCAGCGTGACCCTGGCCGAAGACGACAAGGCCGCAGGCCGGTTCAAGATCTTGGCCAACTCCGGTGGGGTCAACAACTACTTCGGCTACGAGTTCGTCATCAAGCTTAGCAAGGTCAAAGCCAAGGCCAAGTTTCCGGCCCTGCTCCAGCACAACGTGGCCCAGATTGTCGGCACCGCCGACAGCACAAACGCTGACGATAACGGTCTCTACATCGAGGGAGCGTTCAGCAAGGCCACGGAGGCCGGCAGGCAGACCGAGGCCTTGGCCCGCGAGAGTTTCCCCTGGCAGGCCTCGTGCGGAATCATGCCCAAGAAGATCAAGCGCGTAGGCCTTGGCGAGAAGATCACGGTCAACGGCCGAACCTTCGAAGGACCCGTGGACGTGTGGCTTGAGTCCGAACTTAAGGAGATCAGCTTCACGCCCTTTGGAGTCGATAGCAACACGGCGGCCATCGCACTGAGCGCGAAGCCGGGCCGCCATAATCCCAACCCGAGCGAGGGTAACGACATGAACCTGCTCAAGCTGGCCCGGCGGATGATGAACCTCTCCGCCGAAACCCCCGACGCCGAGGTGCTCAAGGCTCTCGGCCTGGCCGACGGTGCGACCGACGACGCGATCACCGCCGCCCTGGAAACCAAGCTTACGGCCCTGGCCACGAGCGCAACCCCGCCAGCCACTCCCGGCCAGGCCCCTGCCGCGCAGCTGGCAGGCGAGGCCGTGGCCAAGGCCGTCAAGGACGCCATGGTCCAGCTTGCTGCCGAGCAGGCCGAGGCACGCAAGACCATCACCCAGCTCTGCGACACCTACAAGTGCCCCGACATCAAGACCGCGCTGCTCTCCGAGGGCGTGTCCGTGGAGACCGCCCGCGAGCGCATCATGGCTCACCTGGCCAGCGGCAACCGTCCGCTCGGCGGGATCGTGAGCATGGGCGCGACGGACATGCAGAAGATTTGCCTCGCGGCCACTGACGGCATCGCCCTGCAGCTGGGCGTCAAGATTGGGACGCCGGCCGCTGGCCATGAGGAGTTCCGCAAACTGGGCCTTTTTGGCATCTGCCAATTTCTGCTCGCGCGCCAGGGCGAAAACGTATTCGGCCTGAGCAGGTCCCAGACTGCCGACAAGTTTTTTGAGCTGGCCTCCTCGGCTTCGACTGCTGACTTCGCACACATCTTCCGCGACGCGGCCAATAAGATCCTGCTGGCCGCCTATAATGAGTCCCCGGCAACCTGGCGGCCCATTGTGCGGGTCGTCTCGGCCGTGGACTTTAAGAAGATTTACGGCGTGGAGCTGTCAGCTGCGCCCGATCTCAAGCCCGTGCGCGAGAACGGCGAGTATGAGGAAGGCTTCTTCAAGGACAGCGGCGAAAACTACGGCGTCATCACCAAGGGCCGGATACTCTACATAACCAGGCCCATGATCGTGAATGACGAGTTGCGAGTTTTTGGCAAGGGTGTGCAGATCATGGGCTCGGCCGCCCGCCGCATGGAAAATGACATAGTCTGGAACCTCATCACGAGCAACCCGACCATGTCCGACGGCAAGGCGTTGTTCCATGCCGACCACAAGAACCTCGAAGCCACGTCCAAGGGCGTCATCTCCACGACCACGCTTACCGCCGGCCGCAAGGCCATGCGCAAGCAGGTTGGCCTGACCGGCGAGAAGCTTGAGCTGCGGCCGCGCTACATCCTGCATCCCGTGGCCCAGCAGACCGATACCGAGATCCTCGTGCGCTCGGTAACCCTGCCCTCGGACAACAAGCCTGCCGGGACGTACAATCCGTGGAATGATCTGATCCCCATCTCCGAGCCGCGCTTGGACGATGTGTCCGAGAAGGCTTGGTATCTGGCCTCCGACCCCATGCAGGCCGAGGGCATCGAGGTCGCTTACCTGGACGGAAACGAGAACCCCTACGTCGAAGAGCGCGAGGAATTCACCCGCGATGCCTTGGGCATCAAGATCAGGCACGACTTCGGCGCGGGCGTCATGAGCCACAGGGCTTTCTACAAGAATCCGGGCGAGTAGGCCCGAGGAGGATAACTGTATGGGTCAGACATCTCGCTTCAAGGGCGAAACCATGCCCTACACTCCCAGCGGCGCGGACGTGGCTAACGGCGCGGCCGTGCTCGTGGGCGACATGCTCGGCGTAGCCACCGCGCTCATTCCCGATGGAGAGACCGGCGACCTGGTCGTCGTGGGCGTGCACGAACTGCCCAAGACCACCGGCACCGGCCACGCCATTGCCCAGGGCGACACGGTCTACTGGGATGCCACTGCCGGCAAGATCACCTACACCGACGACAGCGCAGCCAACAAGGCCGTGGGCAAGGCCTGGGCCGCCGCTGGCGACAGCGCGGCCACTGTGCTGGTCAAATTGAACACCTAGGCATCTCGCCCCCATACCCCACTCGCAGGCCTCGGGGTTGCTCCGCCCCGAGGCCCCGCGAAAGACTGGGACCTGTGCCCAGCTTTTCGCGGCAACAAGCAGGAGACACCATGGACGCAAGCAAGGTCGCATACATCGTCATCCACTGCGCGGACACCCCGCCGGAGATGGACATCGGCGCTGTCGAAATCGACCGCTGGCACAAGGCCAACGGCTGGGACGGCTGCGGATACCATTTTGTGATCCGCCGTAACGGCGTGATCGAGTCCGGGCGTCCCCTGGATATCAATGCGGCTCCAGGCTGGCAGAGCGCGATCGGCGCGCACGTGGCCGGGCTCAACTCTCAAGCCCTGGGCGTCTGTCTTGTTGGCGGCAAGGGGGGCACGCCTGATTTCCGTGTCCAGCAATGGGAGAGCCTGGCTCATCTCGTGGAGACCCTGACGCGCATTGCCCCGGCTGCCGAAATCGTGGGGCATCGCGACCTGGACAAAGGCAAGCTCTGCCCGGGTTTCGATGTGCGGACCTGGTGGGCGGATTGGAGGCAACATGGGGCTGACTAGCTGGCTGGGCATCGGCAAGGAGGCCGGCGAGGCGATTGCCAAGCCGGTCGAGGTCATCGGCAACACGCTCGACGCCCTGTTTACCAGCGACGACGAGCGGTTGACGCGCCAGGAAGCTATCGAGCGCCTGCACTCGCTGCCGGCCCTGGGGCAGATCGAGCTGACCAAGATCGAGGCCACGCACCGCACGCTGTTCGTGGCAGGCTGGCGGCCGGCTATCGGCTGGGTCTGCGCCTTGGCGCTGGCCTGCTACTACCTGCCGCAGTTCCTGACTGCCTCGGGCGTGTGGGTCTACGTGTGCTTCAGGGTCATCTATGCGGCCACGGATCTTAACGCCATTGCTCTGCCGGCGTATCCGATCGGCGCAATCTCCGGACTCATGGAGCTGGTGCTCGGCATGCTCGGCCTGGGCACGCTGCGCACGTTCGAGAAGCTCGGAGGCAAGGCCAAGTGAGCGGCGACGATATCAGCAACCTGTGGAGCGCCATCAAGGAGCTGCGCGTGGGCCAGACCGACATGGGGCGCGTGCTCGCGCGCATAGAGATGCTGCTGTCCGAGCGCTGCTCTACCAGGGCGTCGGCACACCAGGCTTTGACCGACCAGGTGCAGGCCCTGGCCCTGCGGCTAACGGCTCTGGAGCGCGCCCAGGTGCGCACGTCGGTGACCGTGGGCATAGGTTCGGCGCTGGCGTCGGGCGTAGCCATGGCGATTGTCGGCGCGCTGGTGCGGGGGTGGATAGGATGAGCGGTCCCCACAAGTCCGGCCTGAACATTCGCATCGAGTCGCCCACGGCCTCCGAGATGGTGGCCCTGATGCAGCTCTACAGCAAGACACGGGCGAACAAGTACATCGTGCAGGCCCTGACCCGCACCGCGCAGAACGTGCGCACCAACATCGCGCGCTCCGTGCGCGAGACGCACAACGTGGCCTATGGCGAGGTGCTCCGAGTTTTGCGAGTCAAGAAGGCCGCCCCGAACAGCTGGTATTCTTCGGTCTGGGGCTGGGGCAAAGCCTCGATACCGCTCTACGCGTTCAGCCCTCGGCCGAGCGATCCTCGGCCCAGCTACAAGAACCGGCCCAAGAAAGGCGTATCCGTGCTGGTGACAAAGGCCACGGGCCGCAAGGCCCTGACCAGCCACTTTGTCGCTCGCAGCAGCAAGACCGGCCGGTTCATGGTCGCCCAGCGTGCTCCTGGTGCGCAGCGCTTTCCCATTCACCAAAAGTTCGGCCCTGGCATTTTCGGCATTCTCAAGTCCACGGACAAGCAGGAGCACATCAAGCAGGCCGCCCAGCGCATCCTGGAAGCCAACCTGCGGCATGGCCTGCAGCGGCTCAGGGACGGTTACTAGCATGACCTTTCAAGAGCAGCTCAACGCCGATATCGCGGCCGTGTTCCTCAACGTAAACGAGTTTGCCGAGCCCTGGACGCTGACCCCGCCAGGCGGTGAGCCCATCCCGGTCAACGGCCTTTTCGACGCGGCCTACCAGCCCAGCGACCCGGAGTCCTCGGCCTCTGTCATGGGCTACGGCCCGGCGCTGCACGTGGCCGAGCACGCCCTGCCCGAGCTGCCCTACGACTGGCGCGCGGTGCGGACAAAGAACGGCAAGGCCTACACGATCGTGGAGCCCAAGCCGGACGGCCAGGGCATGGTCGTGCTTCGGCTCAGGGAGGCCAGCTAGATGCATCCGCGCGCACTCATCCGTCGCAAGGTCCAGGCCCTGCTCCTGGCGCATGCCGGCTTGGCCGCCCTGGTAGGCAACAAGGTTTTCCGCAGCCGCGTAAGCCCGCTGCCTCCGGGCAAGCTGCCGTGTGTGCTCATCTACACCGACGACGAGCCGGCCAGCCATAAGGATACCGCGCCCAGGCGCTACATGCGCGAGCTTGCCCTGCGCGTGGAGTGCCTGGCCAGGCTTGACGATAATCTGGACGATGCGCTCGACGCCCTGGCCCTGCAGGTCGAGGACTGCCTGCTGCGCGAGGAGCTGCTCGACGCGGAGGGGATCTCGGACCGAATGCATGACATCGAGCTTACCAACACCGAGTTGGGATTCTCGGACGCGGGTGAGCAGCTCTGCGGATCGGCCCGGCTGTCCTGGACCATCACCTACGAAACCGAGCTGCCCGCGCCGTATCCGTCCGAGCTGTCGGATCTGCGTACTGTGCACACCGCATTCGACCTGGTCGACCTTGGGCCCGAGGGCGCGGATCTGCCCGACGGCACGCCCGAGGCCGTCGCCGATATTTCGCTACCGCAAGATTAGGAGGATGCCATGTCCGACACAATGTTCGTCAAGCCTTCGCGCGCCGGCCTCATCGTGCGCGACCCGACCACCAAGGAGCCCGTGCCGGACGAGGGCCGCGATGTCCCGCGCAATTCGTTCTGGACTCGCCGCCTGACCGGCGGCGACGTGGTGACCGCGCCCAGGCCCGAGACCGCAACCGCTCAGCCCTCGGCCGCTTCGGCCAAGGCCGTCAGGGGGAATAAGTAATGGCCATCAGCTTCGATGCCATCCCGATCCTGCGCACGCCCGGCGCGTATGTGGAGTTCAACTCCGACCGGGCGCAGCAGGGTCCGTCCGTGCAAGAATACACGGCCGTGCTCATGGGACAGAAGACGTCCGCCGGCACGGCCGGCGCGCTGGAGTTCCTGGCCATCACCAATGACCAGGACCCGGTGACCTATTTCGGCGCGGGCAGCGTCCTGACCCAGATGTGCCTTGCCTTCCGCAAGGCCAATACGACCACGCGCCTTGTGGCCGTGGCCATGGCCGACGATGCGGCAGGTGTCGCCGCAGCCGGATCGATCACCCTGGGCGGTTCGCCCACTGCTGCCGGAACGCTCGCCGTGTGGATTGGCGGCAAGCGCGTGCGCGTGGCCGTGGCCAGCGCCCAGACTCCCGCGGCTATCGCCACGGCCCTGGCTGCAGCGATCAGCGCGGACACGTCCCTGGCCGTCACGGCTGCAGTGGACGGCACGGACACGGCCAAGGTCAACCTCACGGCCAAGAACAAGGGCGAGGCCGCCAACGAACTGGACGTGCGGGTCAACTACTACAGCGACGAACGCCTGCCCGCCGGCCTGACGGCCACGGTCGTGGCCATGTTGGGCGGCACGGGCAACCCGGACGTGACCACGCTTATCGCTGCCATGGCCGACAGGTCCTTCAACATCGCGGCAGCGCCTTGGCTCGATGCGGCCAACCGCGCTCTGTTCAAGTCCGAGATGGCCAGGCGCTGGGGTCCGCTCGTGTCCCTGGACGGCCACATCTTCGCGGCCAAGAACGCCGCATTCGCGGACCTGACCACCCTGGGCGAGACGCCCAACGATCCGCACCTGAGCATCGCCGAGGCGTTCAAGTACCCCTCCGCTCCCTGGGAGGTCGCCGCCTGCCTGGCCGGCGTGGCCGCCTACTACGGCCAGATCGACCCAGCCAGGCCGCTGCAGACCTTGCCGCTCACCGGCATCCTGGCCCCGGCCGAGTCCGACCGCTTCACGCGCGAGGAGCGCGACCTGCTGCTCTACTCGGGAATCGCCACGCAGACCGTTGATGCAAGCGGCGTCGTGCGCGTGGAGCGGGCCATCACGACCTACCGCACGTCGGCGGCCGGCGCGACCGATACGGCTTACCTCGACCTGGAGACGCTGCTCACGCTCAGCTATCTGCGTTTCGACTACCGCAACTTGTGGCTGCGCAAGTACCCGCGCCACAAATTGGCCGCCGACGGCACGCGCTACGGTGCCGGCCAAGCGGTCATGACGCCCAAGCTGGCCAAAGCGGAGACGATCGCCTGGTTCCGCGCCATGGAGGAGCTGGGCTTGGTCGAAGGCGTGAGCCAGTTCAAGGAAGATCTGATCATCGAACGCAACGCAACCGATCCCAACCGGCTGGATGTGAAGCTGAGCCCGGACCTGGTCAACCAGCTCCGTGTGTTCGCCGCACAGATCCAGTTCCTGCTCTAGGAGGCACGCAATGTCTGACAACGCACGCGCGGGCAAACTGTATCTCAAAATCGACGGCAAGCTCTACGACGTCAAGGGCTCGTTTACTTACAATACAGGTCAGCCGAAACGCGAGGCCATCGTGGGCGCGGATGGCGTCCACGGCTACAAAGAGACGCAGCAAGTTCCGTTTATAGAGGGCGAGATCACGGACCGCGCCAGTCTTGATCTGGAGAATCTCGTGACCATCGACGGCGCGACCGTCACGCTGGAATTGCGCAACGGCAAGGTGTTCGTGCTGCGCGAGGCCTGGTTCGCGGGAGACGGCTCGGTAACGACCGAGGAAGCGGCCATTGCCGTGCGTTTTGAAGGCATGTCCGGCGAGGAGGTCAAGTAGATGGGCAAGACCATCAAGCTCAAACATCCGATCACGCAGGGCTCCGAAATCATCACGGAGATCAAGTTCCCCGACCGGCGGATCAAGGCCGGCGACTTGCGTGGCACGAGCCTGCGCAAGCTCCAGGAGGGGGATACCGATTCGCTGCTGCTGGTCGTCGGCAGGCTGACCGGGCATACGCCCAGCGTAATGCAAGAGATCGACGCATTCGACGACCTGGAGAATGTCCTCTCGGCGGCATTCGATTTTTTGCCCAAGGAGGGCTCCCCGAAGATTGGGAACGAGCCCTCGGAGTGATCGGCTACACGTTCCACTTTCCGGCCTCGGAGTTGTGGGACATGGACGACGAGGAGATCCGGTTCTGGATCGAGCGAGCAAACGAACTGCACAAAGGATAGCCAGTGGCCAAGGAATCCAAGTTTGAATTCAAGATTGCGGCGCTCGACAGGTTTTCCCAGACATTCGAGGCGTTCAACAGCCGCATGGACCGGGCGCTGGGCCCGGTCCGTCGGCTGCAGGCTGAGCTTGGCCAGCTTAACAAGCAATCCGGCCTGCAAAGGCTTGGTGCCTCGCTCGGCGAGATTGGCACCAGGGCCGGCAATGTTGGCGGTGAGCTGGCGCAGACCGGGGCTAAATTGGGCGCGCTGTTCGGCGGCGGCGCGTACTTATTCAAACGTTTTTTTGTGGACACGGCGTCCGAGTTCGAGCGTTATCAGACCATCCTGGAGACCATCGAAGGCGACAAGGACAAGGCCAAGGCCGCTTTCGGCTGGGTCTCGGATTTCGCCGCGACAACGCCGTACGAGCTGGCCAGCGTGACCGACTCGTTCGTCAAGCTGCGCGCTTATGGCTTGGACCCTATGTCCGGCCTGCTGCGCACACTGGGTGATACGGCCTCGGCCATGGGCAAGCCGCTGGAGCAGGCCGTGGAGGCCATCGCCGACGCCATGACCGGAGAGTCGGAGAGACTGAAAGAGTTCGGAATCAAGGCATCCAAATCCGGCGATTATCTCGTCTACGAGTACACCAAGAACGGCCAGACCATGCGCAAGGCAGCCCTGGCCAACAACCGGGCCATGATCCAACACGTGATCAGCGGCATCTGGAACGAGAAGTACGCCGGGGCCATGGAGAAGCAGTCCAGGACCTGGGCTGGCATGCTTTCGAATCTTTCGGACCAGTGGACCCGTTTCACCAGTCTGGTCATGAACGCTGGCGTTTTCGACTGGCTCAAGGACAAGCTCGGGAGGGCGCTGGAACGCATCGACGCCATGGCCAAGTCCGGAGAATTGCAAAAGCTGGCCGAGACCATCGGCGTCAAGCTCGTGGATGGTTTTAAGGCGACCTGGGCCGGTATGCAAAAATTCTGGGTCGGCCTCCAGCGCATATGGGAGACCATCGGGCCGGTGGTCGAGTTTCTTGGGCCAATGAACGTTGCCCTGGGCGCACTGGCCGCCGTGATTTTCGGACCGTTGATCACCTCCATTCTCGCATTGATCCCGGCCATTATTTCCCTGGGCGTTGCCATCGGTGTGACGCCCATCGGCTGGTTCATCGGCATTGTGGCCGCCCTGGCCGGTGCGGCCACGCTCGTGGTCAAATATTGGGAACCTATTGGCGACTTTTTTGCCGGCATCGGCAAAGCCTGGTCCAATTCCATGGCCCAGATCCGCGCCGATTGGGCCCGCTTCGCAAACTGGATCAAGTCGGCCGCGGACAAGCTCATCGGGCTCATGCCCGACTGGCTGAAGAAAGGCCTCAACCTGACTGGTCATATCGACGGCACGGTTGAGGAAAGCCAAGCCGACCGGAACGCTTTTTACACGCAGCGCAAGCTGCTGGGCCAGCCTGCCGGAGCTGCGGACGTGCAGCGTTCCATCCGCGAGCAGCGCACATCCACGCGCACCGAGAGCGTACAGCGCCAGGAATCCACGGTCACAATCAACATCCCCAACCTGCCCAAGGGCGCCCGGGTCACCCGCGAAGGCAACGCGCCCGTGGACATGGACCTGGGCTGGACCATGGGGTGGTAGGCATGGCCTGGAAAGACCAACTCAAGCAGGCCTCGTTTCGCGGCGTGGAATTCGGCGTGCGCGAGGCGGACCGCTCCGGCGGCCGGCGCGTGGCCGTGCACGAGTACCCGCAGCGTGACAAGCCAAGCGTTGAGGATCTGGGCCGCAAGGCTCGTAAGTGCTCCGTCAGCGCGTTTTTTGTGGGCGAGGACTGCCTGGTGCGTTCCCAGGCCCTGCTCGATGCCTGCGAGGAGTCCGGCCCGGGCCGGCTCGTGCTGCCCTGGCGTGCGCCGTTCATTGCCCAGCCTCTGGACTACCGGTTGCGCGAATCAAACCAGGAAGGCCGCTACGTCGAGATCTCCATGGAGTTCGTGGAGGCAGGAGACGTGGAGCAGCCGGCCGTATCCCAGGCCACGCAGGAGCAGGTAATAACCAAGTCCAAGAGCGCCGTGACCAAGGCCAAGGAGTGGTTCCAGAAGACTTTTGGCCTCGACGGCCTGCCGACCTGGGCGCTCGACGCGGCCTGGGAACAAAAGAATGAGATCCTCGGCCTGGTGGATTCCACGCGCACGGTCGTGGCCGACGCCGCGCGCTATGCCCGCAGCGTGTCGCAGCTCCTCGACGCCTCGGGCGCTGAATTCGCGGTGCTGGATCTGGGCCAGGAGATCGAGGGGCTCATCTCGGATCTGGGCGACGTGCGCCTGCGCGACTCGGATCTGGCCCGCAACCGTCTCAAGGAAATGCTGGGACTGGCCAAGGACGCTCCGGACAACGATCCGGAGCCGTCCGCGCCGCAGGCCAAGGCGTCAGTCCAAAATACCAACGCCGAAAACGACTACCTGCGCGCCCTGGCCGCTGCCGAGGCCGCGCGCTCCTCGGCCGAGGTGGAGCCGGAGACGGACGAGGATGCCGCCGGCCTGCGTTCCGAGGTCCTGGCCGCCCTGGACGGTGTGCTGGAAACGACCACGGATGACGACGTCTATGCGGCCTACGCGGATCTGCGCGCGGCCGTATCTCTGGATCTGTCCGAGCGCGGCCGGCTGGCCCCGCGCGTGCGGCGCGTGACCCTGCAGCGCTCCGTGCCGTCGCTCGTGCTGGCCTGGCGCGAGCGCGAGGACCTGGCGGCCGAGGAGGGGATCATCACGCGCAACCGCATACGCCATCCCGGGGCTCTGCCGGCCGGCGAGGTTCTGGAGGTGGTCGATGGCTAGGGTCGAGTTGTACGTGGCCGGGTTTATCTATGAGGGATGGCAGGGCGTAACGGCCTCCAGGCACCTGGAGGCCTTGTGCGGCGGGTTTTCTCTGTCCGTTACGGATGCCTGGGCCGCCGGTTCCGAGGCCCTGCCCATCGGGCCCGGTGTGGCCTGCGAGCTGCGCTTGGACGGCGAGACGGTCATCTCCGGTTACGTGGATGAGGCAGAGCCGGAGTTCGGGCCGGGCGCCCACTCCATCGGCGTGGCCGGCCGGGACCGGGCCTGCGACATGGTGGACTGCTCGGCCGTGCACGATCCGGGCGAGTGGGCCAACGTCTCGCTTGTGCGCCTGGCCGAAATCCTGGCGCAACCGTTCGGCGTATCCGTATCAGCGGTCGTGGATACCGGAGCCAAATTTTCCAAGTATGCGCTGGAGCCGGGAGAAACAGCCTGGGAAGCCCTGGAGCGGGCCTGCCGTCAGCGTGGCGTGTTGTGTGTTTCCGATGCGCGGGGCGGCATCGTGCTGACCCGCCACGGACAGGAGCGCGCGGTCACGGCCCTGGAGCAGGGCGTCAATGTGCTCTCCGCGCGCGGGCGCTACAGCCTGCGCGACCGCTACAGCCTGTATGTGGTGCAGGGCCAGCGGCCTGGTACGGAGTACGACTACGGCCTGGACGTGGCCACGGTGCGCGCGGAGTGCCGCGACCCGCTGGTGGAGCGTTACCGACCGCTGCTGCGCATGGCCGAGACAGGCGCGGACACGGCCTCCGCCCGTTCCCGCGTGCAGTGGGAGGCGGCCATTGCCGCCGCGCGCGGCAGCGCCGTGCAGGTCACGGTGCAGGGCTGGACTCAAGGAGACGGCTCGCTCTGGCGGCCCAACCTGCTCGTGCCCGTGCGCCTGCCCTATTTGCGCCTGGATGCCGAGCTGCTCATTGCCGGCGTGCAGTACACGCTTTCGGAGCGCGGCACACTGGCCGAGCTGGATCTTCGCCGGCCGGACGCCTACGCACCCGAGCCAAAGAAGCCCACGGAAACGGACATGCTCAAGGACCTGCTGCCGGAGGACTTCAATGGATAGTCTCGTGCGCTCCGTGTCCAGGCTGGTCGCGCCGATCAAGCGCCGCGTGGAACTCATGGTCGCGCGCGGCGTGCTGTCCCTGGTCAGCGAGGGCGGCCGGCTGCAGTACGTGCAGGCCCGCCTGTCGGCCAGCGAGACGCGCGACAACATCGAGCGTTTCGAGGAGTACGGCATCGCCTCCGTGCCCCTGCCCGGCTGCGAGGCCGTGCTCGTGTTCGTGGGCGGAGATCGCGGCCATGGCCTGTGCATCGGCAGCAATGACCGCAGATACCGGCCGACCGACCTGCAGCCCGGCGAGACCTGTATCTACACGCACGAGGGCGACCGCGTGCACCTCAAGCAGGGGCGAATCATCGAGATCAACGGCGGGGCCAAGGTCGTGGTCAACACGACCGATGCCGAGATCAACGCCAGCGGATCGGCCACGGTCACAAGCCCGGCCGTGAGCGTGGACTGCGACACGGCGACCGTGACCGCCTCGGCCTCGGCGACCATCGACGCTCCGGCCACGACCGTGACCGGCGACCTGGCCGTGGGTGGCAACGTGACCGCAGCGGGCCTGGTCGGCGCGGCAGGCTACGGCATCGGCGCGCCCGGCGCGGCAGTGGCCGGCGCGGTTACTGCCGCCGTAGTGCAGGACGCCTCCGGCACGCTGGACAGCGTGCGCCAGGCGCACAACTCACACACGCACACGGCCCCGAGCGGCGGCGGACCCACGAGCGGCCCGTCGGTTACGGCCTAGTAGGAGCGTTGCATGGATCTGCTGCTGGACTGGACGAGCGACTGCGCGGATTTGACCCTGTCCCGGGCCGATCTGGCCACGGAGCAGGGGCTGCAATCTGCCTGCATCCTGAGCCTGTTTACCGACGCGCGCTGCGATGCCGACGAGCTGCCCGAGGGCGAGACCGATTCCCGCGGCTGGTGGGGCGACGGGCTGGACGGGCTGGACGGCACGCCCGTGCGGCGGGGCTCCAAGCTCTGGCTGCTCGGCCGCGAAAAACAAGTCGAACGCACGCGCCAGCGTGCCGAGGAGTACGCTGCCGCAGCCCTGCAATGGCTGGTGACCGATGGCCACGCCAAGGCCGTGGCCGTATCCGCCTCCTGGGAAGGGCGCGGGCTGCTTCTGCTGCGCGTGGCCGTGACCCTGCCCGACTCCCGCATCTGGACCCTGCAAAATACCGTGAGCACCGGAGGCTAGCATGGCGTGGGTTAGGCCAACGCTCAAGGACATCAGCGGCCGCATCGAGGCCGACATGATTGACCGCCTGCTGGGCGGCGGGAAACTGCTGCGCTCGTCCGTGGCCGTGGTGCTCTCGCGGGTCATGGCCGGCGCCGTGCACCTGCTGTACGGCTACCTGGGCTGGCAGGCCCGGCAGCTCATGCCGGACACGGCAGAAAGCGAGCACCTGGAGCGCTGGGCCGGGATATGGGGCGTGACGCGCAAGGCGGCCGCATTTGCAACCGGTCTGGTGACATTTTCCGGCGCGGACGGCGCGTCCATCCCCGTGGGCACCGAGCTGCAGCGCGCCGACGGCACGGCCTACACGGTCACCGAGGGCGCGTCCGTGTCCGGAGGCTCGGCAACGGTGCAGGTTGAGGCTTTGGAGCCCGGTGCAGCCGGCAATGCCGAGGCCGGCGAGGCGCTGTCCCTGGTCTCGCCGCTGTCCGGCGTGCAGTCCTCGGGAGTCGTGGCAGCCTCGGGCCTGAGCGGTGGCGCGGACACGGAGAGCGACGACGCCCTGCGCGCCAGGCTGCTGGCCCGCCTGCGTCGCACGCCGCAGGGCGGATCGGCCGACGATTACGCGGCTTGGGCCCTGGCCGTGCCGGGTGTGACGCGCTGCTGGGTCAGCCCGGGCGAAATGGGCGCGGGAGCGGTCAGCGTGCGGGTCATGCTGGACAACAGCTACCCGGACGGCATCCCGCAGTCCGGCGACCTGGAGGCCGTCAGCGCGGCCATCGAGGCCGTGCGACCCGTGACCGCCGATGTCTACGTATTGGCTCCGATCCCGCTGCCCGTGCCGATTGACGTGCGCATCACGCCGGACACTCCGGCCATCCGCGCGGCCGTGCAGGCCGAGCTGGCCGCGCTGTTCGCCCGCGAGGGCCAGCCCGGCGGCATGATCCTGCGCACGCACATCTCGGAGGCAGTAAGCCTCGCGGCCGGCGAGCGGGATCACGTGCTGCTCGCGCCTGCGGTTGACGTCGAGCCTGGTCCGGGCGAGCTGGCCACGCTCGGCGCGATCACCTGGGAGGACTAGATGCGCACCCAGGACTACCGCGACATGCTGCTGGCTCTGTGCCCGCCAGGCCAGGCCCTGGCTTCCGCGCCAGGCTCGACCTGGCGGCGACTGCTGGAGGCCCTGGCCCAGGAACTGGCCCGGGTGGATGCGCGATCCGGCCGGCTGCAGGCCGAGAGCGATCCGCGCCAAGCCCTGGAGCTGCTGGAGGACTGGGAGCGCGCCCTGGATCTGCCCGACGCCTGCAACCCTGCCGGCAGCACGCTGCAAGAGCGGCGCATGGCCGTGACCCAGCGCCTGACCGTGGAGGGCGGCCAGAGCCCGGCCTACTACCGCGACCTGGCCGCGCGTCTGGGCTACGAGATCGCCCTCGACGAGTACCGGCCGTTCGTGGCCGGCCTGTCCCGCTGCGGCGACGTGCTGTGCGGCGGCCATGACGTGCGCCACTCCTGGCGCGTGACCGTTCACGGCCCGCGCGTGACCTATTTCCGGGCCGGCGAGTCGGCCACGGGCGAGCGGCTGCTGTCCATTTCCGCAGCCGAGGACCTGACCTGCATTCTGCGCCGGCTGGCGCCTGCGCATACCACTGTTGTTATTGCCTACGAGGAGGTTTGATACATGCGCTACACTCCACCTGTCGGAGCCGTTGATCCTGGCGCACCGTATGTCGACGGCAATCCGGCCGCCGGCATCCAGGGCTCGGCCGTGCCCGCGGCGGCCATCGAGCACCCGCAACGCGAGATCGCGGCCGTCATCGAGGCCGCCGGCCTGACGCCTGATGCCGAGGATCTGACCCAGCTGCAACAGGCGATTCAGGCGCTCGGGCCTGACCGTTACCAGGGCTTTGCCCAGAACGGCACCCACGACGCCTACACGGGCGACCTGGACGCCATCGCGCGCAATAGCCTGTATGCCATCCAGCAGGGCGTGGCCGCGCACACGCCCGCGGACATGCCGGCCGGCGTGCTGGGCTTTGTGCAGACCATGGTCCACCCGGGCGACGCGGCGCGCACGCAGCTCCTGTGGAGCGTGGACGATCCAGAGCATCCGGGCTGGTGGCGCAAACGCTCGGGCGGGACCTGGGGCGATTGGCTGCCTGTCGGGACTGGCTCCGGCCTGCCCGTGGGCACCGTGCTCTGGGTGCCGGGCACAACGCCGCCTCCGGGCATGCTGGCCATTAACGACGGCGCGAGCGTGAGCCGGGCCAGCTGGCCGCAGCTCTGGGAGTACGCGCAGACTTGCGGCCTGCTGATCACCGAGGCCGAATGGCAGGCCCAGGCCGCCGCGCAGTCCTCCGTGGGCTATTTCTCCGACGGTGACGGCGCGACAACCTTCCGCCTCCCGCGCCTGCGCGACTACCTGCGCGGCGCTGATCCGAGCAACGGGCGGGCTGTGGGTGCGTGGCAGAGTGATGCGATCCGGAACATTACGGGCACCTTCGGAGCCGGTGGTGATGTTGGATTCTCGGGGTCCACACCAGTGGGGGGGGCATTTAAGATTAGCAATACAGCGCGTACAAATGCCCCGTCGCCGTTCTCGGCGTCGTCACGAGATATCGCCATCGACGCATCTCTTGTTGTCCCGACCGCCGACGAAAACCGTCCCAAGTCCATCAACTGGCTACCCTGCATCCAGGCGGCCAGCGTGCCGGTCAACGCCGGCACCGTGGACATGCTGGCCCTGGCCAGCGAGGTGGCGGGGCTGGAGGGTAGCAAGGTCGCGTTCTCGGATTTCACGCAATCGCTTACAGGAAACGGATGGGTAAAGCTGCCTAACGGGCTGATACTGCAATGGGGCATTTTTACCTCCAACGCCGGAGGCAACACGGTCTCCTTTCCGATTGCGTTCCCGAATGCAGTGTTTCGGTGTGTGGTCACGCCTGGCCTTGGGTCGTTCACGGTGGGCATCGGCTCTGCGACCAAGGAAACTGTGATAATTTACACGTACGATTCAGCTACCAAGGCCGCTGTAGGCGGAGTGAATAATAACTATTACGCCATAGGATACTAGCATGCAGCGCACGTATTATTCCCCTGATACACGCGGTTTTTATCTTGAAGGCCTCCACGCCATTCCCGCCAACGCCGTGGAGATCACGGCCGAGGAGCATCGCGCCTTGCTCGACGCGCAGGCGCAGGGCAAGGTCATCCAGCCCGACGCGGACGGCCGGCCCGTGGCCGTGGTGCCGCCGGCGGCGAGTGTCGAATCTCTCATCGTCGCCAAGCGCGCCGAGATCCGCGATGCGGCCGACGCTGCTTTGGCCGATCTCATGGCCGAGTACGGCGTGGCCGAGCGGGCGAGCTGGGACCAACAGGCCGCCGAGGCCGATGCGCTCGCAGGCGCCCCTGGTGCATCCACGCCGTTGCTGTCGGCCATCGCCACGGCCAGAGGCATGGATGTGGCCACACTGGCGCAGCGCGTGCGGGATAACCGTGTGTCCTGGATAGCTCGCTCCGGCCAGGTCATCGGCCAGCGCCTGGCCTACCAGGACGCGCTCGATGCGGCCAAGGTCCTGGCCGAAACCGATGAGGCCGGCGCACGCACGGCCATCGCGGCCATCGTGCCGGCCTACACGGTCCCGGCGTAAGCCGTGGCCGCCGACGGCTGCTCGGGCGGGGTCGATTGGCTCTGGCGCACGTGCCTGCGCCGCTCGCCGCCCTGGACGTATTGCTGCAATGAGCATGACCTGGCGTACGAGGAGGCCGAGAGCGCGGCGGATCTGCGCGTCGCTGATCGGCGTTTGCGGGATTGCCTGCGCCAGGCTGGACGGCCAGTGCGGAGCTGGATCTATTACGCGGCCGTGCGGCTGTGCGGCTGGTGGTATTGGCGCAAGTACAGGGAGAGTGTGGTAAAGGCCCCGGCGCGAGTCGGGGCCTTCTGAATAAGGCGTTAGATGCCTTGAACCTCGACGCCAATACTATGAAGCTCTTGGTTCAGCTCAAACTCTGGGTTCCCCTTTGCGCGAAGGACGGGGTCATGAACGGTTACAAAGTAATCAATGTTTCCAATATCTTCTGATCTGCCGTTCAGTAGCTTGATTGCACCGACAAGATTAGATATTTTTTGTTTGTCTGCCTGGATGGCTAGGTAAGTATCATGAATCCTTATGCTGTGGACTGATAAGTCGTCTATAATCTTTTGCAGCTTCGCCCTAAGTTCTTCTCTGTTGCTGTCCTTGTCGCCTTGTGTAGACCCTCTGCCGTGTACTGTGTAGCTGAATAGAGCAATCATGACGTCCTCCTTCCTTTTCTTTACGGCTTACATACTCCACACGGTTTGAACCCGGCTTTGAGGGCTTCCTCCCGGCTCGCGAACGTCTCCGTGCAGTTGGCGCAATCGTAGAACTTACAGCCAGGCGTGTGGAATACGTGGCTGCTGGTGTTTCCTCGGTAGGATGTCGCAGGCTCCTTCTTCGCCTTCGCCGGCTTGTCTGGCTGTCCGCCGCCCTTTTGAGACCGGCGCCACTCCCAGGGCGCCTGAGGGTTCTTGTCCTGCCATAGGCCGATACGTTTCTGCCTAGCCTGCGCCTCCAACTGCTCCCACGCCGTGCACTCGGCCGTCCTGCAGTAGTCCCGATAGACCCAGGCCCAGCCGTTTGCCACAAGCTCGGCGTTAAGCACGCGGCCATCGGCCAGAGTGACCTTGCCCACGAGCCGTCCGTAGCGGTCCACGTCCATCTCCTGGACGTCGACCATCTGGAGAGCCGCAATGGACTTGGTAAAGTCGGTTGCCTTGCTGCCGAAGGCCTGCTTCTTCTCAGGCGTATCCACGCCGAAGAGCCGCACGCGCACTTGGCGCTTGTCCTCCGTGAGCACGGTCAGGGTGTCGCCGTCGCTGATCTTGATGACCTTGGCAGGGAAGCCAAAGGCGAGGACTGGCCAGAGGAGAAGGAAAATGGTGATGATGTAGCGCATGGGCGGGGTGTAGCGCGAAGATTAGAACGGCACAAGCGACCGATAATCCTTGCACTCCACCGTGCCGGTCCACTCGCGAGTTATGCTGTATGTCGGCGGCTTACCAGGCCACTGGCTTTTGGTAACGCGGTGCCTCTTGCGACACTCCCCAGACCATATCCGCTCTCGCTCAATGGAGAAAAGCGGGATCCAGAACTCTGGCTCGTAGGCGCAGATGTCGCATTGCGGGGCAGGCATAGGGGCAGGGATAGCGCGAGACCTATTGCTTGTGAAGTCTTCTCCATTTCCATGGCTCCGTGGGCGTCCCCTCGGCCCACAACCCGGCCCGCACCTCCACGCCCTCGATGACGAGCGAGTCGCCGTCGATGATATGCGTGATGCGGCCCTCCCAGGCGTGGAGCTGGGAGGGGATGAGGAGGATGAGGGCGATAAGGGCGAGTCGCATGCTTAGAACGACTTGACCTCGGTGAAACGGAAAAGAAACTCTGGTTCAGTCATGCCGCCTGACTCGGTCATGCTGACCTCGCGGAAGTGGTCCTGGTCATCCGGAAAGAGCTGGCCGGAGAACTGGACCAGGTCGCCCTTTTTCAAACTGCGAACGGTTGCAAAGAGGGGCGAATTTTGCGGGATGAAGGTTCCGGCCTCGCCTTCGGAGAAAGAGTTGTTCCAGGTCTTGGCGCTGAAGCCGGTACACTTGATGGTCAGTGTGGCCGAAGATCCTGACGTACCGATGTCGTCAATCTTGCCGATCCACCCACTCGCGGCAGGCTCTTGCATGGTGCTGGCGAGAGCGGTTTTTCTGAGCGCCCGTTGCTCGTTCTGTATGATTTCGTTCGGCGCGTCTTTGTAGGCTTTGGCGTATTGCAAGACGACGGCCGAAAATGCCTTCTGGTCCGCAGGCCGGTTGTCCGGCTCGCTGCTTCCGCAGGCCGCGAGTGTAAAGATGGCAAGGATCAGGAGGATGGCGCTTCGCATTGGTGGCTCCTTGCTTTTAGTCCTGATAGAAATCAACGGCCGCCCGAATCCGGTCCGCGTGTGTGTAGATGTCGTCCAGGGACTCTATGGTCACGCGATCTTCTTTCTTGTCCTTGTCCACGATCAACCCAAGGTACTTCTGACGGCCGTTAAAGTGCAAGCGGCAGAGGGGCTTGCGGTTGATGTCGTCCAGGAGGATGCCGCAGTAGCTTTGCGTGTCGCGCATGGCCACGCGGGACACGTCCACGGTGTCACGCAGGATGGCCTTGACGATGAGATAGCCTTCCTTTTCCTCGTCGGAAGTGACGATTAGGCGTCCGGCTTGGGCTTCGATGCTTGACGGCGTCTCCGGTTCTTGGGGTTGGTCCTGTTCGGTGCGCGTGGCGATGAGCGAGTTGACCGAGGACTTAAGTTCCTCGTTGATGTGCTGCTTGAAGGCGCGCTTGAGGAGCTTGGCGAAGAACTCGCGGCGGTCCTGGCGAAGCTGGCCTTCATAGACCTGGCTGGCGAAGTGCCGCACGAGGCCGTCGCTCGGCTCTTGCAACTCCTGAGCGATGACGCGTTTGAGCTGGTTCATGTACTTCAGCTCAGTGGCCGCCGAGAGAGTCGCGTCCAGGTCCCAGGAATCCTTGCACAGCTTCCGCAGCTCGGGCAGGAGCCCGTCGTCGATCTCCGCAAGGCTGAATTCCATGAACGGCCGGTTGTCCATGATGTTGGACTTGTCCAGGTCCGTGAAGAACAGGTAGCGCACGCCGTCCGTGAGCACGCCGATGCGCGCGTTGGTGGATTGAAAGTAGCGGCGAAGCTGGTTGCACTGGCAGGTTTCGAGGGGCGAGTTGAGCGGCTTGCACTCGATCAGCACGATGGGTTGGCCGTCGCGCTTGATGGCGTAGTCGACCTTCTCGCCCTTTTTCGTGCCTACGTCGGCTATGAATTCCGGCGTGACCTCGGTCGGATCGAAGACGTTGTACCCGAGCAGTTGCAGGAAGGGCATGACCAGGGAAGTCTTGGTGCCTTCCTCGGTGGTAAGATGCGTTTTAACCACCTCGATGCGGCCAGCAAACTCGCGGAGCTTGTTGGAGAACTCCATTCCCATCCCCCTTCCGTTTCGAATCTGTCAGTAACTACTTAACTCGACGGCATGAAAAAACTACCCGGCCGATGACCCGGACGCCCTCGGCCGGGATTGGCTCTACGTCTTTCGCCAGCATGTAGCCGACAAACGTAGGCCGGCCCTGGGCGATGGCCAGCTTGCGCACGAGTAGGCTGCGATCCACGACGATGGCGTACATGGCGCCCATGGTCGGGGCTGTCTTGCCTTTATCGACCAGGGCCATGTCCCCTTGGTGCAGGTCGGGGCTCAAGTCATCGTTGGGCACTTCCAAGATGACCATTTTTTGCCAGTCGCCGATCTTCTCCAGCCACGAGCGCCGGAAGGCCTGCGGGCTCTCGTCTTGAGACAAGACGAGTTCGTCCTGCTCGGATAGCCAAGGCTGAATGATCGGCAAGCTTACGAAATCGGCCATGTAACGCGATGCCATCTCCCCTGTCCCGTGCACGAGTCCCAGGAGAGGCTCATTCCGCATTAGCCGGCGCTCGGCTTTCTCGCCATGTGGGCCTTTGACTTCGATGAGATAGGTGGTTCCGTCCTCTGCCTGGCCGACCAAATCGGCCAGAACTTGCTTTCTTGCACGGACAGCGTCGGTAACGAGCACTTGGCCTTTTGAGCTGGCCTCTTCAAAGGCTTCCGAGAATTCGAGATCCGGGAGCCCGGCGACGAGCAGACGTACATCATAGCCTTTCAGTCTGAGTACCCGAAACCAATTGGCCGGTATGGAGCCGCGCTTCTTGGCCTGCGAAAGGGCTGATTTGCTGATTTCGAGCACTGCGGCGAGGTCGGCTTCCTTGCGGGCGCCGAGCATCCGCTTGGCTCGCGAGATGAACGTCTCGACTTGCGCAAGCAAGTCGGTTTCTTGGGCGTTCATCCAATCTCCGTTAACTAAGTTAAAAAATTAAGTTGACACACAGTTGACAGGTTGATTAAGTGGAACTTGGTTGACAATGTGAACAAGTTAACCAAGTCCCCAACCTGTAAACCGGTTGACAGTAGCGACATGGACAAACAAGCGCAAGTGATCGAGCGAGACCTGCGGATTGAGCACTGGCTCAGGTCGAACGGTGTAGACCGCAAACAGCTTGCAGCACGGGTAGGTTGTCACCGGTCCTACATTACTCGCATCTTCAAAGGCGAGCGTGCACCCGCATCTATCATCGGCAAGCTCGTCGAGATCGGCGTGCCCGCAGACCTTCTGCCGAATCCACAGAAAACAAAGCGAAAGCCTGGCGACTGTCAGGCTGCATAGGACGACTCTGTTCTGTCCCAGTACGTTCAGCGTCTTGCCCCGGCAAGGTGAATAAAATCAAGGAGGTCCACTGTGGTAGATAGGATCAGGAACCTGGACGGCGACGCCGTGTTGCCCGAGCTGATGCACCTCATGGACGTGCGTGCCTTGCTGGCCTTCGGCCGGCTCGATTTTGCCACTGCCATGATGCAGGCCGACCGCGAATCCAAGGCAACCAGAGCCGAGCTGGCCGACGCCATCAAGGTGGACAAGTCAACCCTCGACCGCTCGTTTTCTTTCAACCATGACGACGCGCCGTACTTTATTCGCGCCGACAAGCTGCCCGAGCTGGCCGTGGCCATGAAGACCGACGCCGTGCTGCGCTGGCTCGTGGGCAGATGGTTGTACCTGCTGTCCACTGGCGGCGTGAGCAAGCGCAGGCCGGTCAACGTGCTGAGCCTCTACCATCGCCTGGCCGAAGTCGCGCGCGAGTATGGCGACCTGGCCGGCAAGCTCCATGAGTACACGGCCGAGGATAGCTCGGGTGGCGAGCATCTGACCAAGGCCGAGCTGGTCCGCTTGGATAAAGAGGCCGGGGATCTCGTTACGCACTCGCTGGAGATCAAGCGTAGCATCCGCCTGCTTATCGGCGAGCTGGTGGCCGAGGGACGGGAATAGCCATGCGCGCCCGCTTGTCGCGCATAGTCTGCACGGTCGCAGTGTCCCGCGCCGGCAGCAATGGTAAAACGCCTGCAGCCATTCGGATTGGACTGCCGGCAGGACGAGTTCGGCTGTTTGATTAGGCCGGGGCACGCCCATCGGGGCGCGCTGCTCGGCTTTTTTTGCGGCCTAGGCGTGTAGTCCAAACCTCTACGACTCAGAGAGGTGGTCCGACATGGCGACAGAGAGGTTGTTTGTGACGCGACACGCGCAACGACGCATGGACGAGCGCGGCATCGGGATGCCGACGCTGCAGGCCGTGCTCCGGCACGGCAAGACGACCTGGGCGCACGGCCCGGACCTGCGCGTGGTCTGCGAGCTGCTGGGGTTCCAAGCCGTGATCGACCCCCTGTGCAGCGCGGTCATCACGGTATTCGAGAGGAGGGCATCATGAGCGGCAATAGCGATTTGATCCGGGCTCGGTTGCATCAGGCTCGGGAGCACATGGAGCAGGCGGACGAGGGGCGGATCGAGCTGGATCAAGCCAAGTACCGCACGGAGATCCAGTCCCTGCGCCTGCAGATCATGCGCCTGTCGGCGCACCCGCTGGCCAGCAACAGCGACAAGTTGGTCCTGTCCGGCTTGCAGAAAACGGCCGAGAGGCTGGGCAATAACTACCCGCTGACTACGCGCGGGAGACACACGCTGCAGCGCATTGAGCGTCGCGAGAGTTGCGCCACGCGCGTGGAGCGGGGGTGTCCCGATGACTAAGCAACGGTTGCTGGCTGCCGCCTGCGTGCTGGCCGTGGGGCTGCTACTCGGGCTGGTGCCGCTCATCGAGGGATGGAGGTTTTAGCCATGCGCTTCACCTACGCTCCCCACATCGTCCAGGCCGAGGACGGCGCGCTGTACGGCTGCACCTGTTGCGGCACTCGCCTGGCCCTCGGGCCAGTGATCCTGGCCAAGGACCTGGCCGCCAAGTTGCGGGGTTTTCTCCGGGACCACACGGATTGCCCGGTGCGCAAGGCTGCCAAGGCCGAGTTGCGCAAGATCGCCCGGGAGATGCGCCAGGCCAAGCCGCGCACGCCCCGGCAGCCCAAGCAGCGCGAGCGGCGATTTTCATCCCTCAACGACCTGCTGGTCGACACGATCAAGCAGGTCGTGTCCGAGGCCGAGGACGGCCGGCTGCGCATCGGCTACCTGACCGAGCGCTACAACGCCCGCGCCCAGGAGCACGGCTGGCAGCCCATCCGGGCCGTGCAGGTCGCCGCGCGGTTGCGCCGCTGGCGCCTGCGCGTGTCGGCCGTGGAGTACGCGCTGCAGGGCGGCAAGGGCAAGTGTCTGCTGATCGAGAACGAGCAGTTCCGGCGGTTCGCCGGGGTGAAGGAGTAGGCCGTGAATCCCACGAAGATCCCCTACCTCGATTTCGTCTGGAATCCGGTTGTTGGCTGCACTCCGGCCGGCGAGGGTTGCCGCAACTGCTACGCGGAAACGGCGCATTCTCGGCGGCACAAGGCCTACAAAGCCGGCCGCAAGCTGCCCGCCTGCTACTCCGAGCCGTTCAGCGTCGTGCGCTGCCTGGAAGAGCGCCTGGAATCTCCGCTCAAGCGCCGCAAGCCGGCGCGGATCGGCGTGAACTTCCTGGCGGACACGTCCCATCCGGACGTGCCGGACCACTTCCTCGACCGCATGTTCGCGGTCATGGCCCTGTGCCCGCAACATACGTTTGTTTTGCTGACCAAGCGGCCGAAGCGAATGAGGGCCTACTTCGAGGGCCTGCCCAAGGACGCGGTTACGATTCGTTGGGCGGACTCTGCGAGCTGCGTCGCTGACATGAGCGACTGCGACTACGAGTGGACCGATTTCCCCCTGCCCAATGTCTGGCTCGGCACCACGATTTGGGATCAGGAGTCGGCCGATCGCAACATTCCGCCTTTGCTGGCCGCTCCCGCGGCCATGCGCTGGGTGAGCTACGAGCCGGCGCTGGGGCCGGTGGATTTTTCCCTTGTGTCTGTCGACGACCACCAAGGACAAACGGTCCAGGCTTGGCCCCTGCACGGCAACCGTCGTGTTGATTGGGTCGTCTGCGGTGGCGAGAGCGGCCCTGGCGCGCGGCCCATGCATCCGGACTGGGCGCGGAGCCTGCGCGCCCAGTGCAAGGCGGCCGGGGTGCCGTTCTGGTTCAAGCAGTGGGGTGAGTGGTGCCCGGCAGAGAGCCTATGGGAGGCCAGCACGCTCCAGAACGGGGTTTTTGCGTCGAGTCAGGTCGCATGTGACTCCGAAGGCCGACACTACCTGACGGACAACCCCAAGGGCCACTGGTTCGAAGATTCGTACTACTCCGAGCGCGTCGGCACCAAGGCGGCCGGCAATGCCCTCGACGGCGAGATCATCGAGCAGCTGCCGGAGGTGGGCAATGGCTGAGCGCCCGATCCTTTTCTCCGGCCCCATGGTGAGAGCCCTCCTGGAGGGTCGCAAGACCATGACGCGGAGGGTGATCAAGCCGCAGCCGATCATGGAAGGCGTTAAGTCGTTCGGTGAATCCTGGGCCTGGAGCGAGATAGACAAGGGTGGGTTCTCGGGAGTGACTGAGCAGCAAATGCGAGCCGAGTACGGGTTGTCTCAGTCCTGCCCCTACGGCCAGCCTGGCGACCGCCTGTGGGTACGGGAGACGCACTGCATTCACAACGCCCACGGTCAACATCGAGACGACGGAAAGCGCTGGGGGCCTTGGGGTGGACTCCCGACAACGGTCTCTCCGGATGGGACACAGATAGCCTACTACCGAGAAGGATTTGACCGTTGTGACCCCTCCCGCTGGCGCCCCTCCATCCACATGCCCCGCTGGGCCTGCCGCATCGTGCTGGAGGTCGTCTCCGTGCGGGTGGAAAGGCTCCAGGACATCAGCGAGGAGGATGCGCGGGCGGAGGGTTGTCCACCATGCATCGGCGTGGATGACTGCGCCAACAAGTGCGTCCTGTGCCCATCGCAATGGCCGCGTGAGTGGTTCTGCCACCTCTGGGACTCCATCAACGCCAAGCGTGGCCACGGCTGGGACGTGAATCCCTGGGCGTGGGTCGTCGAGTTCAAGCGGGTGGAGGCCTAGCCCGTGGAAGACCGCCCCATCGACGCCCCGCTATCCGCACTCCAGGCAGCGTACATCCGCATGGAGAATGCGCTGATCAGGATGGAGCGCCGGGTGAGGAATCTGGAGGCGTCCAACGAGCGGCTGTCCAAGGAAGTGAAGAAGCTGAAAGCTGCCGCAGTGGGGAAGGTGTAGGGCATGGCGACGAAAGCAGGACATCACTACGGCGGCAAGCCGATCACGCCAGAGGCTCAGGAGCAGTTGCGCATGCTGCGCGAGCTGCCGCTTGAAGCGAAGATCGTGCGGAGCCTGCAGGTCATTTCGTGCTGGTACGAGGCCTGGGGCGGCAAGGTCGCCGTGTCCTACTCCGGCGGCAAGGACTCCGAGGTCGTGCGCTGGCTCGTGGGCCAGGTCTTCAAGGACGTGCCTGCCGTGTGCGTTAACACCGGCCTGGAGTATCCCGAGGTGATGCGCCGGGCCCGTGAGTCAGGGGCCATCATGCTCCGGCCTAAGATGCCATTCCATAAGGTGATTCAGGATTACGGATGGCCGCTTATCTCCAAGCGCGTGGCGCGCGGCATCAACATTCTGCGCAACCCGACCGGCGCGAACGCCAATGTCTACCGGCTTTACAACGAGGGCATCAACCGTTTCGGCGAGCCAGTGGCCCGTTTCCGCGTGCCGAACCGCTGGAGGTTCCTGGTCACGGCTCCGTTCCCTGTCTCGGACGAGTGCTGCAACCTGATGAAGAAGGCCCCCATCAAGCCCTGGCAGAAAGAGACGGGCCGCATGCCGATCCTGGGCATCGTGGCCAGCGACAGCGACGCACGCGAGAAGAACTACTTGCAGCACGGCTGCAACGCCTACGACCTGAAGAACCCGCGCTCGACGCCGCTTGGCTTCTGGACCGAGCAGGACGTGCTTGCCTGCATCCGCAAGTACAAGATTCAGATCGCCGATGTGTACGGCGAGATCGTCGAGGACGAATCCGGCCAGCTCAGCACGACCGGCGTCCGCAATACAGGCTGCGTCTTCTGTGGCTTCGGCCTGCACATGGACGAGACGCCCACGCGCTTCCAGCGCATGGCCGAGACGCACCCGCGACTGTGGGACTTCTGCATGGGCAAGCTCGGCATGCTCCAGGTGCTCGACTACTGCCGCGCGCACGTGCCCTCGGCGGCCGTGTCCGAGCGGTTCAATCCTTGGCCGGTCGCGCAGAAGGTGGAGCAGTGTTCGCTGCTGGGGGTGTGTGCATGAGCATAGGCACGCTCTCACAACATGACCTCCTGGAGCGCCGATGGTCGCGCGACGAGCTATGCGGGTTGCCTGACGAGGAATTTGCGGCCATTGCCGAGTCGCGCGGGTTCTGCCCGGTGTATTCGCGCGGGTACCCCTACATGATGTACGGGCGTGTGGCCGAGTATGTGCCTGGCGATGAGGCGCAGCCGGTGTCTCGGGACAAGGTCTACCATGGCCTGCTCATGGAGCACGAGTATCCGATCGCGCGCATCCTGGTGATTGCCCGTGCGCGGGGCATTAACTGCGAGGGGAAGAACCGTCGGGAGCTGTGCAGGGCCATAGTGGACGAGCAGTACGCCCATTACGGCGACCCAGCCGAGGAGGCTAGGGCGCGTCTTGACCTGGCCCTGGCCGATCTGCCTAACCCCGTGCGCAAGGCCGGAGTGGAGCCTGTGGGCAAGCGGGCGTTCTACGAGAGGCTATTAGATGCCCTAGCCAACTGGGATACGGCGCGGGCCACGCTGCGCGGATGGGAGAGGACAGGGGCTTCCGATGCCCAGATACGGGAGTGGCTCGGCTACCAGTGGGGGCTCGGAGGGGGCAGTTCGGGGCCTGGGCTAATCGGGGAGCACCACATCGGCGGCGACAATCCCCGCTTTGGAGTTGGCGGCTCCGGATACCTTCCCGAGCTGGCCAATGCGCACCTGCGGGGCCTGCCCCTTTTCACCGCCGTGAAGGTGTTATTCCGCATCCGCAAGCCAGGCGAGCCGCAAGTGGTCCAGAAGCTGGTGCAGGGCAGCCTGTTGGAGATGTGCGCATGAGCGCCGCCCAGCTCTCCATCTTCTCCACGGACTGGCAGCCTGGTGTGGTCTATGTGAGCGGTTGGCGGCCGATATGGGTGCCCCGTGCCAATCTCATGATCAAGTCAGACGACATGCCCGAGAGCGCCTGCCAGGGATGCCCGTTGGCTGCGTACTGGCATCCAATGGTGCCGTACGCCTTTATGTCAAACGGGCGAGCTTATTCCTTTGAGAAGCTGTGCACGATCCCGCTAATCAAAGCCGGGCTCATCCTCCTGCGAGAACATATGCGTTCGGGCGGCTGCGGGGCCAAGTCTGACGACTATGTGCAGGCCGTAAAGTTATTGGGGGTGCGCGCATGAGCTTTGTTGGCGCACATTTGTTCCGGCCCGGCGAGCCTGTGCGCAGCTTCCCGGCGGCGTTCCGCCTCGTTGACGGGCGGCTGGTTAGCACGGCGCAGCCCGAGGCGCGCGGGGACTGCGTGGGCTGCGGTTTTCGGCCTGTGTTCGTGGACGGATTCGGGGGCTGCCGTTTCATGGACGAGGTCGTGCTCTGCGATCGCAAATACTGGGACTGCATCGGCCAGCGGATCACGGCCTGCGTGTACCGCCAGGACAGCGCTGATCCGGATCTGGCCGCGCGCCAGGCGCTGGAGACTTCGGTGCGGGGCACGGTCGTGCCTTTCGTCAGGCGGGTAGCTTCAATCGGTGCGGACGTCTCCGGAGGGCGAGCTGGCGCGGCGACAACCGGCACAGGGCCGGCCAAATCGCCCCAACGCGTACCTGCCGGCTCTCCCTCCAGGGCCATCCGCTTCGAGCAAGGGAGTTTGCTGTGACTGAGATTAAAGTCCGGGCGATCCGGGATCAGGAAGAGCAGGCCAGGGACGAGGCCGTGAGTCTGTACGCCGAGCTGCATGCTCAGCTCTCGGCCGACGGCGAGATCCTGCCCGAGCCGGTCGTTGTTTTGGGGCTGGCCAGGAGGCTGACCAAGGAACTGGAGTGTCTGTTGGGCATGAAGACCAAGGAGAGGAATTGATGCGGCTGGTGATCATGCAGGGCCTGCCCGGCGCGGGGAAATCCAGCGTCGTGGCCAGGGACTATCAGGGGCTCCAGGTCGTGTGCCTGGACGACATCCGCCGGGCGCTCGGCCATGTGTTTAATCCGGCGACCGAGACGCTTGTTTTGGCCCACGCCGAGATAGCCGTCCGCGCGCACCTCATCGGCGGCCGGGATGTGGTCGTGGACGATACGCATACGCGCGCCGAGAACGTCCTGCGCTGGCTACACATGGGCCGGGAGCATGGGGCCGAGGTCTGGCTACATAGGGTGGAATGCAATGCCGAGGAGTGCATCCGGAGGCGCGAGGGCTCGGCCGTGCGGCGTGAGGATATCGAGCGCATGGCGGGAAATCTTGGGCGTTGGGTCATCACTCGGGAGTCGTTTGACCAGGTGATCACGGAGGAAGGCTAGATGAGCACTGCTCAAGTTGTCGTCATCGCGGTTGTCTGCGCCATAGCAGGCGGCGTCATTGGTCTGCTGCTGGCCGGTCTTTGCCGGTCGGCCAAGGTCGGGAGTGAGAGGCCATGAGAGTCATTATGGAGATCGCATTGCTGCTCGGGCAGGCCGGCCTGGGCGGGTGGCTGGTGTGGAGAGAGATCCGCAAGTTTTGGAGGAGGGGATAGCCGTGTCTGCCGTGGAGAGGCTGCGCGATGAATTGGGCGAATCGATGACGGCTGAGCAAGTAGCTGAGGTCTTTGATGTTGATGCCCGCACTGTTCGCAAGTATCCCCACCTCTACGGGGGTGTCGAGGTCGCTCCGGCACGCTGGCGGTTCTTTGAAAAGCGAATAGTGGGGAGTTTGAATGCCGAGCCTGCAAGAGAAACGCGGCGTGCGGCTGTGGAGAGCGGCCGTCATGGTGGACGGCAAGATGCGCCGGAAGTGGTTTCCGGACGACAGCAAGGCGAGCATGCGCGCGGCCGCCGCGTGGGAAGAAGAGACGCGCAAGCAGCTGCTGCGGCAGCAGAGCCAAACAAGCACGGCCTGCCCATGCCTGTTGTACGAATGGGGTAGGCGGCACCTGGACTGGGCCATGGGATTCTACGCGGACAAGACGTACGTCGAGCGCAAGGCCGAGTTGAGCGCGTTCCTGGGGGCAAAGCCCGCGGGGATCGCGGCGGACAACTATTCGAGCGTGACGGCCGAGGAGTTCGCGGGCACGCCCGGCGAGGCCATGGAATACCTCAAGGACCAACGCGAGGCGCGGTCCGGCAACGCGGCCAACAAGGCCCGCAAGAACCTGGCAACGGCCTGGGACTGGGGCAAGGCTAACGTGCCCGGCTGGCCGCAGGGCGGGATCAACCCGTTCCGCGAGCAGGCCAAGTACCCGGAAGAGCGCCAGCCGCGCTACGTGCCGCCCAGGGAGCATGTGGAGGCCGTGGACGCGCATCTGCGCGGGGCTGCGCTGAGTCCGCTGGGCAAGGTCCTGGACGATGCCAGGCTGCAGGATTGGGTCATGTTCGGGGTGTTCCGCTTTGCCCTGGCCAGGCGCGGAGAGGTGTTCCGGCTGGCGCCGGAGGACGTGAACCTCGTGGGCAGCACGGTGCGGATGTGGAGCCGCAAGACCCGGGGCGGGAACCTCGTGGGCAAGTGGGTGCCGATGGTGCCGGCTCTGCGTGAGCGGCTGGCGTTGTGGCTCAAAGTGCGGCCCATCAAGGACAAGGAGAATCTGTTCCTGGTGCTGGACCAATACGAGTTCTGCAAGGGCTACTACGGCAAGCCGTTCACGAGCCAGCAGCATGGCATGGAGCGCTGGTGCGAGCGGGCCGAGATCGTTCCGGCCTTTGACCGGCACAGCATCAGGCACAGGGGCGCGCTCGACCTGTACGAGTCGGGGGTGACCGTGAGCACGATCCAGCGGATCTTGCGGCACAGCAGCCCGACCACGACGGAGCGCTACCTTGAGTCGCTGGGGTGTGACCTGGCGAATACGAGAGAGGCGATGGAGCGGGCGTTCGGTGCGGGCAAGGTGATTCGGTTGCCCGTGCGGGAGACCGCGTAA